CCGATTTCCAGAAACAATATTAAGAATGTCCCGTTGTAATGCAACCGGTAACCTATCCGTAGCCGCTGACAGATCAAAACAGTAGAACTTCTGGCCAGGTTTGTGCAGCTTGATCAACCGATCAAGTGGCGCATGCTGGTCAAACGTTCCATCTGTTTTGAGATCCTTTAAGACTCTAAACAAGGAGTTATGGAGTGGTTTCAGAATAAGCTGGTATCAGTAAGAACATATTGCTATGATTCTTGCTTTACCGGCCTGATCTAAAACTGTTCCTAATTTTCCTAATCGCAATCGGGGGGCATCCTTAACTAGCAACAAAAACGCTAATAAAGGAATACCTCCGATCAGAATTAGGCCAACGCACCAAATTAGAGGCCAGAATGCATGAACATGTATACAATATCTTAAGAAGTTACGAAACTCCTTAGGATATAGAATAAATGCAAGTGCATCCAAACTGGAACTCCACGCTGATTTACTAGCGTTGGGTCCAGCGGTCTCCAATTTGATAAGCTTAGGGCTACTTAGTTTGATCTTTGATCTACCAAATATCTCTTTCACAGCCGGCGCAAGGCCTTCCAATGTTTGATTAATCCCTAAGAAGGGATCAACAATCGTTGAAAGACTAGGCTTAGGCTTTGTAGGAAATACTCGGTAGACAGAAAGGACGGTCAGTAATGACTTTACCTTGATTTGACTCACATCTTTATCCGACAATAGCGTTCGGAGATTGATGGGAATAATTCGAGGGAGTCCATGACTATCTCTAGATACACAAATACCTTTTAAGTACTTGGGTTCTGGAGATCCACTCATAGCCCTTATTAGGAGACGCTGTGCTTCTTTCAAGTAAAGGAATGCGAAATTCCAACCTGAACGAATAACAAGTTTCTTAATATGAGCCATGAGCGTCATTAAATCATCCAGAGAGACTGCACTACTGGTTAACCAGACTACAGTACTAACGTATTTATTAAGCTCATGAAGTTTAATCCATACTTTAGGCTGTAGCTTTGGACGACGCAGTTTGGTAAGAATGTTCTCTGTATAATTTGTTGGAGTGGAAGTTTTTTTCATTTCAATAAGTTGTATAGAGCTTGCCTTTAGGCCTGATATGGTATGTAGCCAACATATCGTAGGACTTAGAGTCAACGCTATATCCGGGCTTGCTCAGATATAACGTACATATTTACCAATATGTGTTGACACAACCAGTAATCGCATACCATCAAACGTTACAGCTAAGATAGTGTTTGCACTTAATTGTGGTTCAAGAAGAACTTGAACTTCCAGCAGTACTGATGAAGGTATAGGGTTATACTATCAATAGTTTTATTGGGGCATTACTGCCATCTGTAGAACGGGTTCCACAGTGTTAGCGATTTGAT